CAACTTTTCTCCAATGCATCTTCTCACTTAATGCCTCAAAATTTTTATTTTGCTCAGCAATCTCGACCAGAATTCTCGTCTTCTCCACGTGACTCTCATCCCACTCTCCGGCCGGATGAGCTGTCGTAAACTTCCACACCGTATTGTCATAGATCGTATAATCTCCCACCTCATAATCCCGTCCTGGATCAAATGCATCACCCGTGCAATTGACCATCTTCGTTATGGCGTTCACATCTTTCGCCCCGAATTTGTCTCCTGCTGCTTCGTACTCGGTCATATCGACCGGAGATACTGTTCCATCACCGTTGTCCAGCATCTTGTACTTCCGTAAACCAGCAAATACCGCGTCCTTATAATCTTCCTTCAATGCCATCAAAAATCTCCTCCATTCAGTGTAAATTCCAGTGTTTTCCGCCCATTCGCTGTTCCTGTCAGGTATTCGTGCAGTTTCAGGCAGGCGGATTCAATCCGATTCAATTCTTCTGATCCTATAAATACTTTATTGGCTTCATACATCCTCTTTTCGCCGATAGTAAGACTACAGGTGCCTTTATTTACCGCATCCAGGTTGTCCTCAAACAGATCTATCTCATCGGCATAAAAAGATATATCCGCATAGGTTTTATCTGCTCCCATCTCAGCAAACAGAAATTCTGACCATGCGGATATTGCTATCTCATGCAGCACATTGAGATTTCCTTTGATCCGGTTATAATCCTCAATGTTAAAATAGTCTCCCGGCGCCCATGTTGTTTTTGGTGTCTGCCACATCACTCCACCCTCCTCGCTTTAATCGTTCCAGACAGAGCTCCGTTATAAGTCAACTGGTGCTCCGAGATCCTGACCTGCATATTCTCCACATACTTGTTCTCCAGAAAAATCAGATCATTCGCATCGATCCTGGCTTCACCGCGGTACGACAATTCATATTCCCGGTCTGCCTGCAGATAATCACCGATCCAGTCCGCCAGATCCGCCGCGTGGATCAACTCTGATACAAGCGGATTGCTCCACGTCTCCAGAGTGCCCGTGGTATGTAACTGCCGTATGACTTTTGTATAAGACAAAATATACTCGCGCCCCATGACCACCGCCTCAAGCTCCACAGGCTCCGTAATGCCTGTGATCTCCACTATTGCATAATAATTACTGCTGTCAATGATTCGGATGCTCTGACCGGCTTCTGGCTCTACAATGGAGCATGACAGACCATAGGATGCATTGGAAAAATAAAAGGTGTACTGATTATCCGCCGAAGAAATGGATATCTTCTCCCTGGCCAGTTCCACATCAGCCACCTGTCCCTCTCCGTACAGTGTCCGCATGATCTGCAGTTCTTTGACCTTCTGCAGCTGTTTTCCCTTCGGAGTCTTCATCAGATTGGCATAGGTCAGCTCATAGTCTGTGCTATCACCAAAAGTAATGCTGTCCAGGATCACAGGACTATACGACTTTCCGTTCTGGAACTCTATCTGCAGTCTGTCCCATTCTGGAAATTCCCGACTTATGGTCGTTACCCTTTCGGCATCCACTGTCAGCTCTTCCTGCAATACATCTGCCAGATACATGGTCAGTTTTACTTTTCCCGGATACAACCGGCCGAAGCTCAGCTGCATACCAAAGCATTTATATGCAGCCTCTGCAGATATTTCTATCTGAGGATTCGTGACAAAATTTCCAGATGCATCTGTGATCGCTGCTGAGATATATCCGGTCTCCAGATACTGCACTCCTTCCTGCTCCCGAGGCAAAAAGAACATCTGACTGTCTACCCGTGTATACTCCGGCGCCGAAATTGCATACTCCGATTTATCCCCACTGGTCAAAATCTTATCCGGCTGTGAATAATACGCTGCATCCTCCGTCTGTACCGTCATATCCGGTGCAAAGCTGGACTTCATGTAGATGTTTCCATTCCTTCCCTGGGTGATAATGCATCGGCCGGCATTGGCAATCAGCTGCAGAGCTTCTTTGTGTTTTACCACTGGCATCGGATTATAGACTCGTACATTTTTCAGATACGGATCCAACCAGTATGTCCTTGGATCAATGCCTGCATCCGCAAATACATCAACCGCCAGGTCATACAATGTAATTCCCTCTGATCGATATATTCCCCTGTAATAGGTGCCGGTCATTCCATCGAAACGATCCGTGGCTGAAAATGACATTTCCTCATCGTCCACGGACCACTCTGTCAACTGCAAGGCTATGCCAGGCAGCCACTCAATGGATCCGTCTGTCAACTCCTGACCGTATAACGCTTCAATCTCCTGTCCAGCCTGCAGATAATTGACCGCACTGGCTGTATTTTCGATATCCCACTTCCGGTCCTTGTTCGTCACCGTTGCTGTGAAATCCAATGTCGGAAGCTCTTCGCTGATCGGACTCACATATTCCTTCTTGGTTGCTGTCTTGATCTCCCTGCTGGAAAAGTATATGCCTGCTCCCATGATGATCTGATGAATCCGAAGCTTATTCTGTCCCTGCAACATCTTGGACGGTTTGATCAACAGATAGGTCACTCCCTCAAATACCTCATCTGTTGTCCATCTGCTCTCTGCATTTCCAGTAATATGCATAGCCTGATGATCTGATTCAACCACAAAATCAACCGGATACATCTCTCCAAAATCAACAGTTAATCCTTTCAGATCATAAGCCACTGGAAAATCTATCCTGATTGTCCCAAGAATCTCATGTGTAACTATTCCCTGGTTGAGCACTGCCATCTCCTTCTCCCGCGGCAGAAAGAACATCTGACTGTCAACCTTCGTATAATTCTGATCACAAGCTACATATAACTCTGAAGGATCAACAGTATAGTTGTTCAGTGGCTTTGTAAGTTCTGAATAATATTCATATCCATCTCCTGTCACCGTAGCCGTAGACTGTGCTTCTTGATTGACTACTCCGATGGAGATCCGCATATGACTTACCTGATCAACATATTTTTGTGCTTTGACTTCCTTATATTTCTGGCTTGCACTCTGCATTTACCGTTCCCCGCAATCTATCAGATTAACCTTGCAGTTTTTGTATACCGTCGGAAGCCCCGTCACTGGATCCTCCGCTGCAATATTTGCCGTACGGTTTCCCGGATACATCCGTTCTGTTTTCCATCCGCCATTTACCATATCCGGAAACTTCACAACCACCACAAACTCCTTGAACTCCTGCAGTATCGCATTCCACTCTGCTGCATCCAGCATGGTCCAGGTCAGACCGTCGATCTTGTCCTGATCACGCCCGATTCGCTGTCCTACGAACTCTCCCAGAGCGTTCCTGCCGTCAGATACATTTGTAGCCACTGTAAGACCGGGACCGATATCATAACTTTTATAGGGATGTCCATTGATAAATATCATATGCTGCCTCCTATCCCCGCAGCGGATAACCGCTCCGGTCTTCCAACTGTTTCAGCTTATTCTTAATATCACGGATATCGATATTCACCGTCAGATCCAATGCCTGGATCACCTCAATGATCCGTTTCAGCAGATCAATCATCATCAATAAATACTGGTCAGTCATATTCTGATTGGACGCCATCGCAACAGCCCGATCCACCATAGCCTGCATCTTATCCTCCGGTGCCACGATCTCGCCCTGATGCCGGTTATCACCGATCATGGCCAACTGTGGTGTATTGGCACGTACAAAACCGCCTTGCGCCAGACGCGGAATCGATACAGTCGGGATATGCGGGATATTAAGCCCAAACGACTTACCTCCCAGACCAGGCACCCAATCAGGGATGTCGAAATGCAGATTATTAAGAGCATCAACCATCTTGTTGATTGCACGGACTACTCCGTTCGCCATCGATTCCACCCCGGAAAGGATCGCATTTATCGTTGATTTGATAGCCGCCCACATATCGTTAAAGATCTGTGATGTGGTATTTTTCACGGATGTCCATGTGTTTTTCCAACTGTTCTGGATCTTACCGATCGTGGTATTGATCCCTGTCTGAATTGCCCTTACAACCGTATCAATGACTGACTTGATGCCATTCCAGATCGCTGATGCCTGAGCTTTTACGGTATCCCAATGCTTATACAGTAATACACCGGCTGCAATCAATGCCGCGATTGCCAGTACTACAAGCCCAATAGGACTTGTCAGAAATGCAATAGCCACACCCAATGCCGCTGTGACAGTCGTAGCAATCGCACATACTGCATTCCATGCTACTGTCGCTGCTGTCATTGCTACCTGAGCTACGGTATCGGCAATCTTAGCTGCTGTATTTATAGCAAACTGTGCCGCCTGTGTTACTAATGCCGCTGTGCCCTGTGCAAGGTTTACTACAAAATCTTTCGCATACATGGCCACAATAGCCGCTGTCTCAACTTTATCTGCCACCAGTGCTGCGATATGCGTTCCAATTGCAACAACATTCGCAGTAAAGCCTGATGCCATCCCAGACAGCATGGCTACCACACCTCCGGCATTGATGATAAACTCACCCAGTTTTACAATTTCCCAGGCGGCAAAGAATGCAGTTACTGCGGTAACTGCTCCATCAAAACGATCCTGTGTTTCCGTGATCCAGTCCACCGCCAAAGAGATTGCCTCGGTAAATGCATCAAATACCGGCTTTGCAATGGTGTCATAAGCGGTGTTCAGCCCGTCCCACAGATGATCGATCAGCTCTTTCAGCTTATCAAACTTTGGCTGAAGTTCATCTAACACACCCTGGATCCGGTCTTTAATCTGTCCAGCATTGTCCGTGATTGGCTTCGCGATTACATTAATGATGTCCCTGGCAAATTTGCCAGCCAGCTCAGTCACACCCATGAACGAATCATTAAAAATTCCTATGATATCCGCTGTGATCTGCTTGGCAGAATCGCTCCGGAATACGGAGAAAATCTCAGCCACTGCCGCACTGAAATTGCCAGAAATCGAAGCAATATCACTGCCGATGTCAAACATGGATACAAGATACGTCTTGATTCGACCGCTGTTCTGACCCAGATACAGGTCCATACCACCAAGAACATTGTCAGCTATCGTGGCGCCAATGCTCGCCGCCGAACCGGCTGTCTTGCCAAGGTTATAAGCAACAGAATCAGCAAATTTGTTTGCAGCCGTCTGAACCTCTGGATCCAGGAATATGTTCTTCAGGCTTTCCTTGATGCCTCCTAGCTCACTCTTGATCGACTGGAATACACTGGTATCACCAAAACCGTCCCAGAAGCCCTTAGCGGCCAGTGCTGCCAGTTCTTTCATTCGATCAATCAGAGCCTGCATCTTGCTGTCAGTCTCATCCAGCGCAGAGGTATCCGCCAGAGAACCCATGTCGAAGCTGTCTGAACTGTAACCACCGCCAGATCCGGAGCCGGAAGAGGAATCTGTGGACTGATCAATGATATTCAGCTCATCGATTCCTGTTGTAATGCCCTTGAGCTCCTTTGCAGTCTTCTTTGCCGCATCTCCGACACCACTGGTGGCATTCTCCGCCTTGCCGGCTGCCGCTGCCACATCAGCCATTCCGGATGCAGCACCACTGGAACCTTTCTTCCCACTTAATAGCTCCGTGAATGACTTAAATGCATTTGCCAGAGTCATCAGCTTACCAATGATCATGTTGATCACTTTAATCACCGGTGACAACACATTGATCAAGCCCTGACCGATCGTGGCTTTTAAGCTGTCAAACTGTAGCTTCAGGATACGTACCTGGTTCGCCCAGCCATCGGATGTTCTGGAAAAATCTCCTACCGCTGCCGTTAACTGGTCCTGCACAAACTGGTACCGTAGGGCGACTTTCTCCATCTCCGACATCTTTGCCGTGGTCTTTCCGAAGCCATTAGCCAGCGCATAGCTGTCCAGTGCTGTCTGGGTCATAACCACACCAAGGTCTTTCAGGCTCTCTGTCTCACCCGTAAACACTGATTTCAGCTTGGTATATGCTTCATCCTGGGAAATGTTGTAAAAAGATGCCACGTCCCCAGCCAGCCCGGTCAGAGTCGTAGACATGTCATATGCAGCCTTCTCATTGAACCCAAATGCTTTTGACATTGCTCCGAAGGTTCCAGTAAATTTTTTCGCCATCGTCTCCGACAGACCAAACTGTGCTGCAGCATTCTTCGCAAAACTGTCAATCTGCTTGTTCATGTTCGGGAATACTACATCCACTACGTTCTGAACTTCTGCCAGATCTGACCCCAGTTCGATGCACTCTTTACCGAAATCAGCCAGCTTCTTTACCGTAAAAGCTGCAGCCAGAATTTTCCCTGTCTTTTTGGCCAGACTCTGTATTCCAACCAGCTGCTTATCAAATCCGTTTTTATTTATTACCAGGTCAAGGCCAATCTGACCTACACTGTCCGCTGCCATATACTTCACCTGCCCTTTTTATAAGACAGGCACATCGGCACAGCGTCTTAGATTCTTAACTCAAATACTTTTCTACATTCCTTATTTTTGCACTTAAAAAATACACCTTTACAGACTGCATCCGCAGATCTATTTGCATTGACCGGATGTCCGCAATATGGACACCGGACTTTCTCTTTTTCTGTGTCCATATCACTCTCCTGCCATTGCGGCCATCATACGTTCCAGATCGGCCATCTGCTCCGCAAAGTTTTCTGCAGTAATCTTCTTTGCTGAGGAATCTCTCCACTCATTGCGGATCCGCTTCTGCTCCGGACTAAAGTGCTTCAGGATGTTCTCATCATTTTCTGATCGGATCGCTACGATCCGACCCAGAGCAGTCTCCGGGGAAAGTCCTGCAAGTAAAGCCTTAAATTCATCCCAGGAGACTGTCTCAAATTCTCTTGTCCGAATTCTCAACCCGTACTGTGATAAAAAACTGGACACAATCAAATCCCAGTCTTCAAAGAGATCATAGTACGGGTCACTGCTCCCCCTGGTCTGTTTCCTCACCAGTTACCAGACTTATGGCTTCGTTGATCACTACTACTACATCATTAAAACTCAGTTTCATCTTATCAATCTCTTTTCTCGCTTTCTCCGAGAAAATCAGATTGTACATAGCTGCAATTTCTTTCGGACCCGGATCATCCCCTGCGAGACCCATAATCTGAAGCATAGTAGGAGCGTCTGCATTGACCTCCAGCTCTTTTCCTTTGATCACAAGAACCGGATTACCATCAAAGGTCAGTTTGTCTGTAATATCTACTTTTCTTGCCATCTTCGCTCCTCCTTATAATGTTGCCGCCGCCGTAAATGTCGGTTTTCCATAGAATATCGCCTCAAATTCCAATGTATCCAGATTTGTAGTATCGCCGCCGCCAGGGGTCGTGACGTTGATCACCACGATGCCAGAAAGCTTCGCACCGGAGATCATTGTCCATTCGAATTTTGTCATGACGTCCTGCCCGAACTTCCATGCGAGTCCTGCAATATAATCGTTTCCTACATCTCCCACGGATCTCTTGCCTTTAAAGCTAAAGCTCAGTTTTTTTCCGGTCATTGCGGCTTTCGCCCAACCGGCTGCATCCATTGCATACCACTCTTCCACAGTGCCATCAATGGATGGGGAAAAATTCTCAAGGTCTGATGGCATCGCCATGTTTTCGTCCTGACTCTCCTGCCCTTTGGTGCCGAATTTAAAAATATTGTTATGTACCGGGTACACTTTTCCTGTTGTTTCAGCCATTCTTCATTCCTCACTTTCTCTGATAAATAAAATCCAGCCAGATCACATATTCATATACCCCGTTATCGTCCGTTCCCACGTCCTGCGGTTCAGGCACCATCAGACGGATGTAATTGATATGGGTATCTCCTATGTCCAGGCTGGATACATTTCTGATAGTTTCAAATAACTCATATGCTGCTGCTTCACTTTCCGGCTTGCTGCGATTCCAGTGGACCAGCAGTGAGATTGGACGCACATCGTAACTGGTATAGTCCAACCCTCCAAGAGCAATGTTCGGCGGACCAGAGGAGCTGCGGCTATATACACCGATGGACTTCTGCTGTTTGTTATCCAACTTACCCATATAGACATGCTCATCCTCGGCAATTCCAAGGGATGCAATCCATTCACGGATGTCTGCGGTCTTCAGCATCACACACCACTCTCCTTCTTGTAAAATCTCTTATATGCATTCGGTGCAAAGTCTGCTTCACTTCCACCCGGCAACCAATCATCCAGCCATTTTCCTTTTGCATTCGGATTTTCACCCTTCTGGAATCTATATTCTGGATGATAATAAAGCCGTCTGGCATATGGTGTGGCAGAAATCAGCGACACCTTACCACTGGATGAATTGCTATCATCCACAAAGGTTGCATCTTCTTCCAGATGACCAGTATCAAACGGCATTACCTGCGCCTGCACAACTTCCGTATGCAGTGCCTCCGCCGTCTGTTCCAACGCCCTCACTGCTGCCTGGGATAGCTCATTGATCCGCGCCATATTCAGCTTTACCGTTGATTTCACCTGCATCAGACCACCTCCAGACTGCAGTAATTCACCGATCCATCTGGATTCCGGTTCTTGCAGCCCTGCTCGATCCGCCGTTCCTGCCCAAATACGGTCAGTGTGCCTCCACTCAAGGATGGCAGATCCGAAGCAATGTCTCCGGGAAACATGGCTGTACCGGTGACCTGCACCAGCTTCTTTTCTGCAGTCAGAATCGTCTTTGTTTTATCCTGGAAATTACACATCAGATCTGCGTCAAACACATATTTCGGTTCTCCCAGCTTATTCAGCTCTTCAGACTCCAGATGTACGTGTACAGGCGTCTTGCAAAACTGTTTTTGTATCAAACACGGATATTTCATGGTCTCACCTCGCTAAACGGCAGCACAGACCCGTCTGACAGAGCTGTGCATACACATCTGCCCTCATTGCAACACCTTTTCCAACAAGCACATTCCAGGATCCGCCGAACTGCATTGCCACCCCATTGATGCTATAACTCTGTAATACTGTATTGATCATGTCTGCATTTTCCACCTCGAAGTCCGCCTGCTGGCAGACAACTTCGCGGATCATATCCTGCTGGAATGCAGTCAGAGTAGAGAATCCCCGACCCACGATTCGGTTGTAAGTCAGGGTATCAATGTGACGACTTGCCTGCCGGAGGGCTTTTGCAAGCTGCTCCTCCGGCACGATCGTTCCACCGTATTCATCCTTGTAATAATCTGATGTTACATACGGTTCGTATGCCATAGGATCACTCCCCTGCATACTCGGTAGTATCTACATCAACATAAACACTGTCCACTTTACCGTCTTTTCCATTCGGGAACACAAATACATCAGATAAAGAGCGGTTCTGGTACAGATAACCATCTCCCTCGGTATGTGCACCCGGTGCAAAGTAATAGATGCTTGAGATCTTCGGTACGGTCTTACAGGTCTGTCCACAAGCAACCAGTACATTGATCTTATGTGCTCCAGTCACTGCCTCTACACCATGTTCAGTGTCTGCTGTAACCTTCTTCAGCGGAGCAAATCCTCCGTCTGTCGGCTCCCAGTCAAATGCATCATAGAAGCGCTCATCATCTACTACTTCCATGATCGGCACTCCATCAATCTCCGTTACACGGGTCTCAATTCCAAGACCGCCCTCTGCAATCTGAGTCATCTCGATCTTACGGGTAAACTCTGTGGACTGCTCCAGTGCATCCATGATGGGGCTGCACACATACATCACCAGAGTTCCATTCGCTTTGTATCTTCTCAATTTTCCTTTTCCCAGGATTTCTTTCAGCATGCCGAATACCTTTGCTTTGGTATATCCTGAGACTGCAGTAGAAGAATGATAACCTTCTTCTTTCTGTGCTGCCTGCGCCACCTTAGAGAAGAACAGTGCATCTGTCTCCGGAACCACCTGCGTCTGCTCAAAGTTTCTGGAAATATTCTGGATAGATGCGGTCGAGTTGGTCTCATCCACATCTGCCTTATCTACCAGAAAAGCGATGTCTCGATCATGAGTCACAGTGAACGGTACATCTTTCTGAACATAGTTACCTTTGTTCCAGCCACCGCTTCTGCTGTGATTCTTGTATCCTGAAGTAGACATCTGAGTAAAATGGAAAGTCTTTGCATCCAGCCATTTTACATTTGTGGTTACAAAGGGAGAAGTCAGAGTTCCCTGCATGAGGATCTCTAATAATTCAGGCTCCCATACCTGTGCATAATTTAAGTTTGGCATATATTCACCTTATCCTTTCTACTAATTGTTAAAACGGTTCCAACGCTTTGTCGGAACTGCCTGCTGTGTTTGTGTTGCCTGCTGGGGCTGTCCTTCTCCTGCACTTCCGCTTGCTGCACCAACCTGGACAAAGCCTGCTGTCCCAGTAGTCTGAGGTTTCAGAGCCGGTACATCCTCCAGCACTTTCTTCAGCGCATTGTTTACAGTTTCATTGTTGATCTTTCCATCCTGCCCTACCGCATGACTGAAATCTGCCAGTTTCAGGATATACGGGATGCTCTTTGCATCAATTCCAAGTGCTACGGCCTCCAGTGTTGCAGCTGCCTGGATCTGAGCCTGCTGAGTAGCAGCCTGTGCCTGCGTCATCTGTGTCTGCAACGCTCCAACATCCGGAGTATTGGCGGCTTTCTGCTGCTTAAAAGCAGCGATTGCCTGCTCCATCTCTTCCTGGCTGAGCCCCTGCTGTTTGAAATATCCTTTCAGCAGGCTGTCTTCGGTCGCTGCCTGTTTACCGGAAATCAACTGAGCCAATTTGTCATAATCAATCTCCACAGGTGCTGGTGTCGGTGTAGGATTCGGTGCCGGAGTCGGACTTGGTGCTGGTGTCGGTGCAGGTGCTGGATCTGCATACATCTGCAGATTCATTGCTTTCATATTTTTCATGATTTTTAGTCTCCTTCCACAGTTTTAAGAGTGTCTCTCTCTAACAGTTTTATGGGTGTCTCCCAAACAGTTCCTTCAGTGTGTCTCACCGTAGTTTTGTGCCTTCGGGCATAAAAACAGCACCCAGGACTTGCCTGCGTGCGTCAGCTGCTGTTTCACGGACAGCTCCGAGATATCTGGATCACCGCCTTTCTAGACTTTTTCATAAGTCTTCTGAAAGATTTGGGACTTGCATGGGTACAACTCACCTGCAACACCACGGATGATGTAATCTCCGATTTTGGCTCTGTGCTTACCTTCCAGTGTTTCGATTGTGCAGCCATACACATCAATATGACCATCAACCAGAACCCTGTCGATAAACACTTTCTCATCCACTACCGCCTGCGTAAACCACGGCGGTGCAATGCTGTCTACATCTCTGGTAAGCTGGAAAGCTTCCACAACAACCGGTTTCTTTCTGTACTGCACCGTTCCACCTCCTTTCTTAAATGGGTATAAAAATACCACCAGCCTACTGACCAGTGGTATCATGTTCCTGTATGATTTTTCTCATATGCTCTTTGTAATCATCCAAATCTTTGAAACAATCCCAATGATACGGGATCCATCTTCCAGTCAATTCATGGCACTTTTCTTTCAGTTCCCGAATTTCCGGGTCATTTCTAATTTTCTGAATCAATCCATTCACTTAATCAGCTCCTTGTATGCCTCAAATAGTTCCTTGAGGATATCTTCCTTTTCATCCAATTCCAGGACATCAATACTGCTCAAATTTGCAAATATCTCCATTGGCTTATTTCTCGGATCTTCATTCCAGTAAGACACATCATGACCTATAGGTACATCTACTGAACCATTACTCAATGCACCTATAATATCTGATAGAGCAAAACTGTCTTCGTACTTTCCGCCCACGTCAAACCATTTCTGTATCTCTTCTCTTTGAGCATACACCTTTTCAGAGCAGGTCTCAATAGCTTTGAGGAACTTATCATTCTTCCAGCTCTGATACTCTAAAAAATCCATTCTGTGCGAAACTTCATGTGAAAATACATAATCCATGTCATAATCCAGCACATGTGATGCACTCGGATTATACTTTATGACATCTTCCCCTGGAACATACGCAAATGGAGCTGCAGTATTTTCATCCTCAATGAGATCTGTAAATTCAGAATACATCACCAGCTTATCCTTATGAAGGCTTGGCTGCTCATCTTCTCTCATTTTATCAATGAATTTTGAATGAGCATCAAGGATATCCATCTCCTTGTCATTACTTCCTTCAGTCCTCTTCCACTCTCCAGCTTTAAGACTATAATTTCTCTTATTCTCCGGATCCAGCGAATACTTGGCCAACCGATCATACTTTTCTTTCTGACGCTGAGCATACTGCTGCTGGGCTTCCTGTTTCGCCTGCAGACCAACCTTTTTCAGTTCTTCCTCTGTCCAGGTATCGTCTGCAGTAGAAATGCCAGGGAAATATGTAGTGTGGCTGTCCTTGCACCGTGGATGATACAGACCCTTGCTGATAGCATAACTCATCACAGGATACCTCTTCCCGGTCTCCGGATCTACACCATCACTCCTGCCACCACTCCACACATCATCAATCAGAACCTTGCCTACAAATGGCAGACACTTCGGGCAGGGATTTCCACGCTTGGCCATGATGACTGTGGTAACGCCCCACTCTTGACGTTTCTCGCCCTCTCCCTGCAGGTATGCCCTCTTACCGGCTGTTCGTATCGCCATATCAGCATAGTCAGCCAGGGTGTGTCTGGCTCCATTGGCATACTCTACACAGTTCAGACCACGGGTCAGCATATCTTTGGTAGCCATATCAACAGCTTTCTCGTAAGTGCCGGATCCGGTGTTCGCATACACCTGAGCATTGAAGATTGCCTTTCGGTAATCATCCTCTGCCTTTCTGAGCACCGCCGTCTCTGCTTTCTCCATGTCCTGCCGGGTCGCTTTGATCAGTACCTCCAATTTTCGGTCGTTCAGCTTAAAAAACTCAGCGATCATAGTCTGATGTGCAGGAGATTTATTTTTTCCATGAACTTTCCAGCCCTTCTTTATAGCCTGGAGTATCCGGATCTCCTGCTGCATATTTCCAGTCTGTCTCGCCTGTCTGATCAGCTCCTCAATCTGATTGTTGATATTCTTGAACTGTTTCCCGTACTTCTTACGGTTGACTCTCTTATATTTCTCCAGAGCCTTCAGTTGCTCTGCTTGCCACATGGACCAGTTGTAGCCTTCCTCAGTCTCTTCTGCCCTGTGCCGATCCATATTCCGGATCATGGATGCCATCAGCTCATTCTCGATGCGCTGGAAGGCTTCTGCAAGATCATACTCATTATGTCGCACTCATCAGCGCTCCTTCCGCAGCATCCAGTCCCGCGGATTTCAACATCCGGCCATTATTAGACAACACCCTGAATCCCCGTGCCTTAAATCCTCTGGTCAGTTTCTTCAGCTGCGACATGCTCTCACATTTATCACAACGCAGCTCCGCATAATCCTCCTTCTCAATCGCGTAGATTCCGAACGGTACCTGCTCACTGGCCACCTTCAGCAGCCCCTGGTACTCCTGTCGGCTCATTCTGTAAACGTTTTTTCCCACTGCCACCTGCATTTCCTTCACCTCCCAGATTGACGTCAAAAATACCAGCAGCCATATTGACTCCTGGTTCTTCTACTTCCGCTATTCCCTGCTCCGCTTTCAGACGGGCTATTTCTTCCTGTTTCCATTCATCATCCCTAGAATCTCCGTACAGCTCTTCCACCTGTGCTTCCACGCTCATCAGAGCCACACCCGGCCGTGCCTTTGCCAGTGTCTCCACCTGGCTTTCAAAGGATGGGTTCGCATATTCTCCAAACGGGATATCCACCTTGACCTCTTCCACCGGCTTCTTCATCAGGATGTTATAAGCATTCAGTGCCGCACTGACCACTTCCGGAAGTGTCTCCTGAAGAGCCTCCACGATTGCATTTCTGGTATAAAGTGTGGTCTTCTCTTTCTCCCTCTGGGCTTCAGCATTGTCCAGCTTCTTTGTATCGATACCAAGTGTACTTGGGCTGACGATTCCCTGCAGACAAAGATCCAAAGCTGTAATGTAAGATGCCAGATAACTTTCATGGGGGATATCTGGCTGGTCTGTCTGGACTTTATTCTCTGCTTTTTCGGACATATCATTGTCCCCGGCAAAGTATCTGCAGTCAAATGGGTTAGGCTTAAGGATCTGCCCTGTCTGCGGATCTTTCGGTACCAAGCACTCCGGGATGTATGTTTTTGCTCTTCCGGCTCGGAGAGCATCCATCCACTGTGAAAAAACCTCATCAAACGCATCAAAACTGTCCAGTTTTCCGTCAAAGATAGAACCGCCGCGTCCCTCATACTTTGCTGATTCATACACCATGATTGGCACAGCCAGGATCGCATTCTTGTCAAATTCATAATCTTTCAGATCCTTTGTCACATCCAGGCTGCTCAGATCTACCTGCTGTTCTCCTCTGTACAGTTCATTCGTAATATAGCCGTAGCCATAGCGTTCGTTCAGCACATACCGCTGTCCCTTGATATCATATGGCGTCTTAAAAATGACTTCCTGAGCTCGATCATGCTGCCGGATGATCTCCACTCGTTCTCCCGGATACCATTCCAGGATCGGATACTCACTCACCTCGGTATCGATTGTCACTTTAAAAGCACCATCACCGATATACAACACTTCCTTCAGCGCCTTTTCTATCTTCTTCCGGAATTTATTTTTCTTTTCAATTTCTGACCAGATCTGACCCTGCTTTTCATTATCAAAATCAAAATCATTCATATCGACCAGCGTAATTGCTGTCAATGTCCGCACCATCAGTCCTGGCAAACCAGTATGGATCTTCCGCATCTCCATTCCCGGTGTAGACCTGCAGCTCCAGAATTTATATTTATCTGCATATTCAAGAAGATTTCCGTACAACTGCTCCAACTCATTACTGTCTCCACGGTACCAGATCCGATCTCTGATCGCATGAGTCTCGAAGTCCATCATTTCAGTGATCTGTATGTTATACGGACTTGCCGGCTGAATCTGTAGCCAGCTTCTTACAGTTCGTTTGATATTTTCACCCATCTTTTCTAACCACCTCATTTCTCTTCCTCCTCAAATCCAATCAGGTTACGGTACGGAATCCATCCATACTGGTTCGCATTGATCGTATGATCGTTCCGGTCTTCCGGTTCATCCTTGTCCTCTTTCCAGCTATACTTATCAAGCTCAGCCAGATGCTCCGGACACTCATCCACTACCAGATAACAGCCTTGTTGTATCCAGCCTAGCTGAAGCTTGATACGGTCGATGATCTCCAGCTTTTTATAAGCATCCCAGAAGTTATACATGCAGCCTTTCAACCGCTTATACTTTTTCAACTCTGTAATCGTAGCCTGATCCGCATTGTCCACGTAGACATCCTTGGCAAATCCCCAGGTCTTCCGGCACTGCTCCAGGAAATCTACCAGCTTCACTGCCGTATCACTTGGCGCGATCGGAATCTCCAGATCCGCATTGTTATATACTTTTTCCGCCAATGTGATCAGGCGCCGGTCTGTTGTGATTCCCTGAAAGAGCATTGAGATCGTATCTGGTGACTTGCTAGAATAGGCTGTATCCACTCCGCAAGTAAACTTCTTCCAGCGGATCCGACCAGCTCTCACTTCTGCCTGCACCCATGCGGCTGTAACCACATGCTTCTTCCGGTCGAAATTCGGAAACACTAAACCAGTGGCTTTACCGCGCAGCCCCAGGATCTTATTCTTCCAGATCTTCGTGCCTTTCGGCGTATTCTGTATAATCTTTTGCTTCTTTTCCTCAGTCAAACCCAAATTATCGTCAAAAGAAAAGAACCAATGCACCCAGCTGGGCTTTGGTTCCTCTTTCAACTCATCTTTAATTTCCTGCGGAGTCTCTGCCTCCCACTCTGGAAGCGGCCTGCTGCAGTTAATATATTCTTTGTACACATCCAGGCTTGGATCATCCGGGTTCAGTGTTGCCATCAGGTAATCGCACCGCATGGACGCCTCACGGACAAAATCAATATCTGCAGTGTTGATCTCATCAATGTACAGGCATCCATACTGACCGCCCAGAGCGTCTTTCCATTTCCGCTTATTGCCATAGCCAACTACGAAAATGATCTTGTCGCCGCCGGATGTATGGAACAGGATATGTGGCATCTTGTATTCTCCAGATCCGTTTCCTTTGTACTCCACCAGAATACCAAAATCATCCAGGATCCCCAAATCCTTGTTGATGATATTCTTTTCAGCTGCTCCAGTATCATCTGCTGCCAGAATATGTAGCTTCTTCGGTGACTCTGCCACCTTCAACATAAACTTGAACAGCCCTACTGTCGTCTTTCCGGCCGCCGTCGTGCCTTCCAGGAACTCTGCCGGAGCATCGCATCGAAGGAAGGACTTGTACTTGTCTGACAGTACCAGACGCTCCGTGCTCACTAGCCACCACCTCGCATCTGCTGAAGGATATCATCCAGCTTAGCCTTCTCATCATCCAGACCGGAGACCTCTATTCGATCCTTGAACATTCCCAAGTGACGTCCCAGCAGCTCCAGGGCTTTCTCTTTGTCATTCAGCTTCAACTCTATTCCGTTCTTGCCTCTTTTTATCCCGGCGATTGCCTTCATCTGCTCTTCCGACAGATCTACCGTATTCGTCAGGATCACTCTACCATTCACAATCTGAGCGAAGTCCGTAGCATTGGCAAATGCAATGGCGGCCAGCTCCTGCAGAACCATGTCCTGGGTGATCTCCGTCCGCTTCTGCCGATCCTTCATCCGCTTCTCGACATACGCCGCAACCTTAACATTCCTTAACAGCCGTGCCGCTGCAGCTGCTGCAGTCTCATCATTCTTCACTCGGGGATATGCGACCTTGTAAGCCCGGGTGGCATTCAGATTGATCAAATATTCATCTGCAAAAATCTTCTGTTTTTCAGTCATCCAGGCTCACCTCACTTTCATTTTAGGACAGAAAAAGAGCCACCCGGGTGGGTGACTCCTGTACTAATATCATTCTTTAATATTTAGTTTTTTCTATTGCATCTTTTCTAAATTCTTCCACACAATCAAACATTCCATTGAATCCCTCTATAATCGCAAGCGCAATTGTTAAGCCCGCAACATGCCGAAGTTCCCAACTGTTGTTTATATAATTAAAAATATTGGCGACGGCACAATAGAAATAAAACATACCTTTAAAAGCACTTGCAGTAGCTAAACGTATGTGATTTTTACTCTTTCTACCACTCACTATGCCAAAACCAAGTAAAACAGGGATTCCTATGTAATTTAAAGTAAATCCTATATCAATATTTCGTACTATTTCCATCATTCTACTTTTCTTTCAATATTCTACTATAGCATTATTCCTGTGAATCTTCTTCCTCTTTATTTTCTGCAATAATTTCCAATGCTTTAAAGACATTATATATATTAAACATTTGATATAAATTAACAATAAAATTCTTTAATTCAAGAAGCAAAAGGAAACTGAACATCAAATAAACCATCAGTCCACAAACGGCCAATGTATTTGCTATATGAATATTTTGAGGCCATATAAACGACTCTGGTAATGCATTTAGAATAATTGTTGCCACGCCATTCAATATTATTCCAAATATATACATAAGCGTAGTTCTCAAAAATGACTTGTTACTTACATCAAGCAAATTATTTTTACTTTCTAATAATATTTTAAATATTGCATCAGCTAATAATGCTTGAAATATAGAATAGCTCCCCACTACAATAGCAACAAAAGCAATTTCCACGTTATTTATCCACTCTATGGCAGTACTTGTTATACCTATTACTTTCCCGCTTAACATTATTGCCACAGTAGCCACACATGCTGCACTAAAAGAAATTGCATATTGTCCTAAGCTCTTTTTGCTTAATTGAATTTCCTCAAATGCATCTAAAAAACGAACTTTACTTTTTATACTCTCAGCAATTTTTTCAACATTTTGTATCGATTGATCAGCCATCCTGTCTTTCTCTCCACTTTTTACAATAACCTTCATACAATTCTTGATTATGCGCACTACTAACATTTAATGCAGCATACTCAGCTTTGCATTGATGCAGTTCCTCAAACGACTCACCTAATTCTTTTTGAATATCCACTTCGCTCACGTCTGATATCTCATTATCTTTGATTGTTCCCTTTCTCTGTAATTGTCCTTTCTCTGTATCAGCCTTATAAATAACCTTCATTTTTGCTTTCACAAGACCATCCGTTCTTTCTATGATTTGCGCAACACCATCTGTTGACTGCGGTGAAGGGAAAATCATTCGTCCCTTTTTACTTCCAATAACTTTTCTTATCGAATTATCAATTTCCCCAAAAATAGGATTCAAATCCCATTCAGAATTCAATGGGAAAAATTGAAGCGACAATTCCGTAATTTTTTCTACATCTTTTAAAGAATCTTTTACACTTTGTGTTGTTTTTATTCCTGATATATTTAATCTCACATGCGGAAGTAATTTTTCACCTTTTTCCTTTCGTTTAATATTTTCATTTGTTATATATTCTCTTACTGTATATTTAAGAGAAGTTTTAAAACTTCTAACATCAGGACTGCTTGTTTGATTTTTTACAAGCATCATACGATGATTATTCAGAAAAATAATAAATACAGAATACGGAGATGAAGGAAAATGCTTATCAGTTTGCACCAGGCCCTTTGCATCTGTATACTCAGACATTACATCCACAACCATGTCCTTTATTATAACACCTTTCAATACTAATTCTCCATCAAGTTCTGCCACTTGACAGTTTTCAAATATAAATCGCGTATTTTCAGACGCATTTCTAACAATTGGTGCCTGAAGTGCAGGTAAAATAATTTCATCTAACCACTGTAACATGGGGTCTTCACTTTTTCCAAATACCATATTAACATCAGCAATCATTAACTGTTTCTTTGCCATTTTTATCCCTCCGAACACATTTTTCTTAATTGTAGTCCATATTTTCCCATATTTCAACAATCTTTGCGTCTTTGGATGGTTTATATTATAGAACATATGTTCTATTTTGTCTATTGGCAAAACCACCAAAAAGAGCCATGTATCTTCTACATGACTCTTTCTAGAAAAAATGTGTTGGATTGTAACAGTCTTCGCATTTGCATGCCGGCGTACTGTCTCAGCCGAATCACCGCCGAAGCTTTGACACCTCAGCGGCGGATGATATGGGAAAAGAATAAATCATGCAACACATCTGCAGTGATTTCAGCTTACACTTTACCATAGGAATTCGTGACATGTGTGACATTCGTGACAAACTTTCAATTATCTTTAAAAAATCTCTCAAATTCCTTCTTAAGTCCATTTTCAGTCGCATGTCGTCCCATCTTTACTGCAACCTGCCTCCATGACATTTTTTCAAAAATCCGGTATCTGATGATCCGCTGCATCCGCACCGGAATCGTGTTAAGCCAGGCTTCCACCTGGCTCTTGATCTGTGCTGCAGCTGCTTTCCGCTCTTCCAGGATCAGCTCCTCCCGGTCAAGCTGTCCCGGATCCTCCAGTACGGAGTGGGCGATACCCGCAACCTTAAAGCTCTTCACGGCAAAAGGGAAGTCGTGCATGGACCCCTTCACAGCATCGACCACCACCGTATTCCGGTTCTTCTGAAGTTGTCGGATCTGCTCCTCTGTCTCCTTCACCGCTTCGCAGGCATCTATGTATTGTTTGA